TGCAAAGGAATCACCTGTTTATACACAGGATATTCCTTTTCATCCAGTCACCTACCACGGTTATACTGATTAACACGGTGAATATAGCAGATATACTGGCTATACTATAAGATATTATCTTAATTATGGTCATTGATTACCCTCCTTATCAAAAACAATATCCCGTTCCCTAGTTTCATAGTTCATACCCTGTGCATACCATTTGTACCCGATACCCTTCAATGCCTTGATTATAGCCTTGTCAGCTTTAAGGTCTATAAGACCACGATAGATAACCTTCAAGTCAGGGTTTTTTCCTTTCAAATGCGGATTCTGTGGTGTTCTCATGTTTTGTTTTCTCCTGTGGGGTTGAGTAAGTTATTTTCTGCAAGCCATATCCACATTTTACCCATAGCGTTGACCAGTAATGCATCTTCTGTGCCGTGTATCATTCTTCCGAATCCCGTCCACCTGAGCTGAGCAAACCAATGACCCTCATCACAAAATATGTATATCGTCTTGTTGTCTTCAAAGTACTTTGAGAATGCTATTGAAAGCTCGGCACAAGTCGGGGCGACAAAAGCACCTTCGGTCTTTATAGCCCAAAAGCCATATACCCCACGAGCTAGATCATCTGTGCTTGTACACGGGTCATTGTAATACCACCACCAAATACCCTCTTGCTTATAACCCTTCTTCTCCATCTCCAACGCTAAATCTTTACTTACCACCTGCTTCTCAAGCTCCATTGTTCTGCTCCTTAATCCATTCTTTAAGCATCACATGAATATCGTTATTCAAAATTAGCAATATTCCCCGAATCGTTTGATATCTTAAATTCAGTTCACTTTCCTTGAATTCCCGCATAGGAAAATCAATACACATTTGGTTTATTAAGTTGAATAAATCTCTCGCTTCTTCTATTGATTGCTCCAGTTTCATCTTCCCTCCTTATGTGTGTAACTGCGATTCTATGGGGCAAGAGCAGGGATTTTACAAAGGAGCGCCAGCCATTGTCTCCGTTTTATTTATGGCTATCAATTTTTTTATTTGTAAAATATCCCTGCCTTAATCTTGCCATACCATAACACTGTTAAAGAACTGTGGTGCTATTTATCCCCTTCTTCATTCTTGTCATGCTCTGCATCAAAATCTTCCAAATCTTCTTGCCTGTAATCTTCTATTCTTCCCTTGCAAAGATTCTTCATCCAAGCTTCTTGTTGCATTTCGAAATAACTCATATCTCCCCCTCCTGTGTTAGTGCTATTTAGCTTAAAGATTCGAGTTCATTCTCTCTTGTCATAATCTCGCCTTTGAGTGTAGAAATTCTTTCTTTTCTTTTTGTTTCTTTTTCCCCTGCCAAACGTTCTTTCATTTGTGTTTCTGTTTCGGAAGGTATCGCTGAAAAATGACGAGTTCCTTTACCTGATAATGGTTGTACGGTTTCGGATTCAAAGCCCATCTTTTCTCCAAGACTTTTCCAAGCTAGATTAGCATTATCTTGTTGAGTTCCGCCCATCGGGGTGCGTCCGCCTAAAAGCAGTACGGGGACTGGCTTACAGGCATCGGAAATTTTTTTCAAATCTTCTTCAGACATTTCATAGTTTGTTCTTGGGTACATATCTCCTCCTGTGTTAGTTCCGGCACAATATTATGTTGTGCTGGGTTGATTACTTCTCCACCTTCTTGTAGTGTTCAAAGATATAGGTTGCCATTGTTAGAAACTCATCATCATCATAATCGGCGTTCCACCATACATCGTATAGTTTTTTTGCCAGCTCTTTAACATCTGCTAGTCTTTTTGCCATTCTTCGTCTCCATTCCATAGTATCGTTTTAATAAATAACGAGAAAATTCTTCTAATATATCAGGCAAGATTTCTTCGGTCAGTCTCTTTCTAGGCTTCTTAACCTTTTGTCTTTTTGCCATGTTGATTCCTCTCGTAATGTTTTACGGCATAGGTTGGTTGTATTGCATAACTACCGTCGTGCAAAAGAGAGAGATATGGATCTCTAAGTTTCTTCGACAACGCTGATTTAACATCAACTTTTACCTGCTTACTCATTTCTCCACCTTCTTGTAATTTTTAAGGATGTATGTTGCTTGGGCTTCACTTCCGCTTTTACCCCCTATAAACGCTTTGACATATATGCTATCCAGCTTCTTCGCCAGCATATCAGCCGCGGTCAGTCTTTTTGCCATGTTGTTTCCTTTCGTAATAGCGAAGGATGTAGGTTGCTATGGTATCCGTTGCCTCATCATGTTGGTCTGTATCATAGAAATCAATCATTCCTTTAATCTTCTTCGCTAACTTCTCAACCTCTATCAGTCTTTTTGCTTCTGTCTGCTTACTCATGGGGTTGCTCCTTCGTCCTCATCCTCTTGTAATTCCGGAACTTGACAATTAGTTTGCTCACAATGTGGACAATATGTATATGGAGAAACTCCACAAAGATTCTTCCAGTAAATTCCGAAATTACCGCAAATGTCACATTTCATATCCATCCCTACTCCCTCCCTGCTCATGTTGATGGTGTTGCCTTCTTAGCGGGTAACGGACATTCGTATAAATCATGAACCCATTTTTTAGAGTAACTACAGTATTCAGTCATACCGTGACAAAATCCATACTTGTCTCCATAGTTGTAATGTTTCTTTCCTCCATGTTTACATTGTCCTGTTTTAGATAATTTGCAAAATGGCCTCATACCTTCCTCCTACCCTGTGGATAACTTGTTAACAACCCCTCCTCAACTATTCATAATAAGACATAAACTACCAAACACAATACCTACACATATAATGAAAGTTAGCATATTAACCTCTCCTCTGTTAATTATAACCCCCAACTTCTCAACATCCCCCGCCAAACCATCTTATGTCTTACACCGGGATTTCCAAGCTTCAGCCCGGTAGAGTTCTGCTTGTGTACGTTCCATTGTTAGTATGTGTGGGTAAGTTTTCATTTGTTCACCGCTCTTTCTTTAAGAACAACACCTTCCTTAACTTTCTCAAGTCTGTAACAATATATCCCAATTGTTACTTCGTGTCCTTGTAATATCCGGGCAATATCAAAATTCCCCTTGTTCCTATCATAGTGTATATCAAGTATTACAGCCAGACTTTCAAAAGACGGTTTCTCTGTCCGCCAAGTTACAAGGTTATAATCCGGCTGGTCATACTCGTTTTTTACTGAGAACAAAGCCCATATTATCATATCATACCCCCTCTGTTAATTAGAACCTCCAACTCCTCAACATCCCCCGCTAAACCATCTTACCCACAAAACAATATACCCCTGAATGAGTAACACTCCAAACAAACCCACCCATCATAGACCAGAAAGCAAGCCGTTTAAGTAGCCTGTAAGCCATTCTAAGAGCTTTATTACGGCTATCCCATGTCTTACACCGGGATTTCCAAGCTTCAGCCCGGTAGAGTTCTGCTTGTGTGCGGCTCATTGTCATAACGTGCGGATAAGTTTTCATGGTTTCACCTCATATGTGTTAATAACCCTGCTACTAACATAGCTGTGGCATATCCTAAAAGCCAAGAGAACCTAAAATCTTTTTTCAACAACCACCCATTAAGAAATACACTTGTGATAATTATTGTAATCACTATTATCCATCGCATAACCCACTTCCATTCCTGTCCAAGTTCCTGCCCAACAAACACCTTTAACCACACCACCTTACACAATAACCTTGATATTTATGTCACTTAATATGTCACTCGTTAAAGATTTTCTTACAACTGAAATTCTCCTGTATTATTTTCAACACAGTATAGACACCTAACAAGAACACCCCACCTGATACACCCACAACAAGAATAACCCCGTCCCTAACCCTCATACTATCTATGTTATTTCCTATACATTGCAAGAGTAGGCATAACCCCGCCCATAACATAGCCAAGAACGCCCACCGGACAACAGATACCATGAAATAGACCGAGTTATGCTTAACATGATATTTCTTGTATTCTTGACCGTTATAACATAGTTTTAGATCGCTGTTCATATCAAACCCCCCTCTTTAACCGGTACAACCGCAAGATACACCCAAACACAGAACAATATACCTACTATAATATACTCTATCATTAGTTTACTCCGTTCACTACCCCATAAACAACCACCCAAGCAACCCCACAAACTATCATGTACCATATAAGCTTTAGTTTACTTGATGTACTCATTGTATTACCTTGTTTCCTTATACATCATCTGCCACTTGCCACTACCTAACCCTTTAAGATAGAATTCCTTATAACTATGCGCATCACTAAGGTTAAAGGCAATTCTTCGCATCTCGCTATAATCTGTCCCTATCATAAGACAGGGTGTACCGGGTATTCTATATTCTTTTTCAGTATTCATTGTTACCCCCTTTTGTTCTGCCCCGACTTCGGACGGTGCGTGTCTTTTAGTACGGGGACAAGCCCCGCACCCGTCAAGAGTTATTGCAATGCTTCCTTGCATGCTTTTTTAAGAACCTTGGGGTCAATGTCTTTTTTATCATACCCTAAAGCATCTAAAGCATCATTAACATCATAAGTTATACAATATTCATGATTGTACAACTCATAAACTAACGATTCAAACAAAAACTTTTCTTCCTGTTTGCGTTGCTTCTTTTCTTCCGCGTGTCTCTTAAACATATCGTTAAAAGTCTTGCTTCTGTCTTTTCTTATATATCCGCCAGCACCAAGCGAATATATTTCATCTTTTGCATCAGTTACGTTAACTTTTTTAATCCCTTCGTTAAACTGGTCGTTGCTGAACGCAAAGAATATTCCTTCAAAATCGTTTAGTTCTTTTCCTTGTCTTGTTTTCAAGTCTTGGTATGTTTCCAGTTTTGTTGCCTGTGTCATCTCTCCCCCTTTACTTAGTTAATACCCCTGTCTAACCTGTCAAGCCCCTTGCTCAACTAAATTAACCTTATCACTCCTAAAATAAGCCACACATTGACCGTCTTTCAATGTATCAACGTATGTATTGTTCATGTGCTTATCAAAGAACCCCCTGTCACAACATTTCTTGCAACACGCTCTAAACCCTTGATGAAAACTTTCAGCCTCGCTATCTTCCATAATGTGTGCACATACAATATAATCTTTGCGCCAGTCTTCCATGTTTACCCCCTTTCGTTAAGTTGCTAGTTATGTGTTATCCTTTTCAAGCATGACTAGTATCTCATACAGCATGGTATCTACCAAAACCTTTATATATTCCTTACGACCTTACAAGGGTAGAGTATAGCTATTAACCAGTAGTAGCAAGGCTTCCAGCATAATCAACCAACATCTACCTTTTTATCAGTAATCCCTTGACTTCCCAACTATCCCTAAACCTTGCAAGAAAGCTTATACCTCACCTCTAATACCTGACTAAATCACTCAAGTACTCACGAATCCCCGGCCTTCCCAGACCTTCCCCTTGCATAATAGGGAATTATTATTAATACCCCTCGGCTTCCCCGGCCTCGCTAATCCTTATACAGGTTTACCCATGTTTATATACCTTTATATAGGTTACTAACAATAGCCAGTCCTTGCTCTACTACTATAACTACTATTATAGTTATTATAATCATTATGGTTAGTATACCTTGTACTGATATAACCTATATTGTAGTTAACATAATACTGACACTAATACCATAGGATATACTATCATACTACTATCTACCTATTGTATATCAAGGTCTACAATACCTACTATCATTACTTTATATAGTACAATAGCTAGTTATATTAATACTATTACTATAGTCTACTATACTATTACTCTACTATTACTCTACTATACTATTACTATAGTCTACAATACCTACTACCACAAGGTTATAGCTTGCTACTATACTATATATATACTATTACTATACTATTACTATGTATATTACTACCCCTTACTCCCCCCATTCTATTTATAGGTTTGTATATATAAAATATACATCTACCTATCTCTAAGAACTACTTTTAATAAGAGTAGTAGAGTGGGTAGTATAATACTAGCAAGGATTAGCAAGGGTAGTATACCGTGGGAAAAATAGTAAGAGTAATAATACCAGCGTTAAGAGTATAATTAAGTAGCCCCCGGGGGGAAGGGCCGGCATACTCAAAAGTATAAGATATCAATATCAAGATAATAAGATATCTATATATGATATATCTATATGATATATATATATACTGTATATAGTATCTGATATATACAGTAACAGTATATTATATATAATATATATATAGTATATAAGGGCAAGGTCGTGGGGGGGAGGCCTCGCAGAGAAAAGGAAGCCCGGAAAAAGGGAGGCAAGGAAAATCCCGGGAGGAAAGAATATTAATATACGCAGTACTCCAAAGGTTCGTAGCTCTCCAGATATCCGCTCTATACTCCTCTCGTTCTTTAAACACCAAGCATAAGCCCCGGTACGAGCTAAGTGCCCACTCCCTTCTCACTCCCGCCGGTAGGCGCTCCAGAGCACAGAGCCCACAAGACTTATAGAGCAAGATGGGAAAATTGGGAAAGAGCAGAAGAGCAGGGCTAACTTTACTAAAGCTTACCACGGTAAGATTACCCCTGTACAAACACCTCCTAAACTGCATATAGTGTTATAGACAATGGTGAATTTACAGGAAAACTATTACTTAAAAGAAACCCGCGAGGGAAAAACAATGCAGAAGAAAATGTCACCTAGCGAACGAGAACAACTAGAAAAACTTATAGAAGGTAAAGCTAAGATGACTACAAAGAAAGCACAGGAACTACTAAGCAAGCCCCACGTAGCTCTAGCCTTTGAACTAATCCTTGAAGAAGCCGGGCTATCAGATACAGCCCTTGCCAAAAGAGTAGGAGAAATACTCAACCGTAAAGCAAGCAAGAAGTCTTCCCAGACCGCCATAGATGCCAATGCTCTCCGTGCTCTCAAGATGATCTGGGAGATGCGAGGGAAGTTCTCCAAGAAAACCTCCGGAGGAGACAAAGGAGCAATAGAAGGACTTAGCGAGAAACAACTAGATACAATCCTTGCTCAAGGCGGCTCCATCATACAAGCCAAACAAACAAGGTTCTTGAAACCTGAGGAACATAATGACGGTACAGACAATACAAACTTTAGAAGATAAGAGGCTCCTAGCCGCGGCTATAGAGGAGAAACGCCGGAGGATGCGGGAGAATGGTATTAAGTATTATCATCCACAGGAACAGCAAGTACCATTCCATGAATCTAATGCAAGGATACGTCTAGCTTGCGGAGCCAACCGTTGTATGGGTAAGAATACAAAAATATATGACCCAGTTCTCGGTATATCAAAAAAGATATCAGAGATAACAGAAGACTTTCATGTATTAGCATGGAATGGTAAAGAACTTGTTGTCTCTGAAGCCGAAAAACCATTTACAAAAGAAATTGATAATATTTATAAAGTTACATTATCTACTGGTGAAGTTTTTGAATGTTCAATGAGTCATTTGCTTTTTGACGGCGTTTCTTTTCGGCCGCTATCCGAGTACCAAGTCGGATGCGACGTTTTCCATCCTCAGTCCACTTTGGTACATGACCAGTCAACTCATGTTTCAAATGAAGACTATTCGTTGAAAAAAGACGAAGATTTTCTAAGCGATTATCAGCCTTGTCATTGTTCTTGTGATGAACTACTTCATCGGAAGTTAGATATCTCTCAAGATGATTTTCCATTATTAAACGATGTGCAAGAACATATTTCTTCCGAGGTTTACGAGCATACGGATGATTTTCGCAATACCACAGATGGTAACCGTGTTTATCAATTATTACACCACCTTTCCAGTCTGGATGTCCTTCGCCAGAACGTGGTCCAGTTCGTTGACATTTTATACTGTTCCTTTTACAAACTTTTTGAATTAGTCTTCTGTCAAAACCAATTTCATCAGCTATCCATTGCTGGGTCTTGCCTTCCGCAATCCATTTGCGAATATCCTCAACGGGATACTCATACTTTTTCCACCATGGCATTACATACCTCCTTATCTAATTGTTCCGAATCAACGCTAACAAGTATAGCATATTTACGGAAAGATGTCAAATGGGATTTTACTGTTCCTATTTTCAATAACTATTGGGCTTGTGGAATGGTGCACCACAATTCAGGAAAAACGAAAGCCGGGGTTGCGGAAGCGATCTGGTACGCCACCGGCACCCACCCCTACAAGAACATAGAAGTCCCTAACGCAGGAAGAATAGTAGGGACAGACTTTGGTAATGGTATAGAAAAGGTTATCCAGCCTGAACTGGAAAAGTATCTCCCCAAACATATGATAAAGTCCCGCCCCTCGGTAACCCACAGAACTTACACTCTAACCAATGGTAGTACAATAGAGCTCATGAGCAACGATCAAGAAACAGCAAAGTTTTCTGGGGCTTCAAGAAGGTGGATTTGGTTTGACGAAGAAATGCCGCAGAGAATATATGATGAATGTAGAATGAGGTTGATAGACCAGAAGGGCGACCTCTGGATAACAATGACCCCGGACAAAGGTATGACTTACGTCTACTCAGAAATCTACGAGAAAGCTAACGACCCTAACATAGAAGTGTTTATCTTTGGTCTATACAACAACCCCTACATAGACGATGACGAAATAGACATGATTAAAAGTGGGTTATCAGACGGGCAGATAGAAGCCAAGATTTACGGGAAGTTTGTACAGCAGTCCGGATTAATCTACCGAGAATATAACAGGGATACCCATACTATTGATGGTAAGTTTCAGTTACCTGCTCATTGGCCAAGAGTATGTTCAATAGACCCGCATCCCCGTACCCCCACAGCAGTACTCTACATGGCAGTAGCCCCGCAGAGCGAGTTCAAAGCACAGTTAACTAAACAAGGTTTAGAAGTACCGGAAGGTATCAGTGCGGATTACCAAGATATATATATTGTATATGATGAGATATATCCTTCTAACCCCCTGCTTATCCGGGAGACCGCGGAACTCATGCTTGCCAAGGAAGGTAACGACAACATTTCTTATAGACTTATTGATTGGTCAGCGAATACCCCCGACCCCATAGCAGGGTCTTCTATCAGGCAAGAGTTTGAGAAGCATGGGATTAGAACTACACTCTCTGCAAAGGATATACCGAATAGGATTTTCAAGGTCAGGGAGCGATTAGCCACGAAAACCTTGTTCTTTCGTGATGGAATCCCCGAAACAGAATGGGAAATCCGTCATTACGCTTGGGATGATTTCAAGATGGGCAAGGATTGGAAAGACCCCAAAGAATTACCGAGGAAGAAACGTGATCATATGATGGATAACCTTGGATATCTCTGTTTAAGCTCCCCAAAGTTTGAAGCCCCGCGGGTATACCGTCCAGAGCGGGCTACTGTTGACGTTGATAGTGGATATTAACAAAGAGGTACCAATATGTTCAGTCTTGGTATAAGAATAATGGGATATGTACTGTTAGGTGCATCAACCGCAATAAGCATATTCACGGTGTGGGCTTCTGGTGGAGGCGGTAAAAACATATTGGGATACTTCTTCGCTCTTTTTCTTGTTGTCCCATTGGTTATTGGAAGTGTAGCAATATGTTTAGGGTCTGGTGTACCAAAATATATCTATTTAATATACATCCCATCAATATTCGTTATTATCAGAGGGATAATGTTGGTAAGCAGGAATTAAAATAAGGAAAGCAAGAAATAATGCCTGAATTATCTGAAATGTTAGCTGGTGGAGCAAGTCCGGGCGGTGTTACTGGTGGTTTACAGAATAATCCGCAAGGAGCACCCGGTATGCCGGCTACCGGAGACATATCTTTACAAGAAACAGTAGAAGTATCTCCATCATTGTTAACCGCAAAAGAAATCGAAGAAATCCGGGAAGACGAGAAGAATTTTGAAATTGATGTTCAGTATAAACTTTCCCCGGAAGAAAAAGCTTTGATAACTGAGCGAGTTATCCAATATGTAGACCAATGTGAGAGAGACCGGGCAGGATGGAAAGAGATACGCAAGGATTCACTCGATATGTTAAATGGGGTTAGACCTCCAAAGAGTGACCCTTTCCCCGGGTGCAGTAACATTACCTGCGCGGCTATCCCAACCCATTGCAAGATGATGCACGCCAAACTTTTCCCGGCGGTCTGGAACGAGGACACAGTCAACTGGCGACCCATAGAGAAAGGTGATGTTGATAATGTAGATAAGGTTAAGAAATTCATGAGTTGGGTCGTCCGGCAGGATTTAAAACTGCAACCCAAGATAGATGATATCTTGTGGGATTTAGTTGTTAATGGGACGGTGGCTTTGAAGACCCGGTGGGAGACTAAGTACAGGACTATTTCGGAGAAGAATGCGGATGGGAAACTTGAATATAAAGAGGTTGCCCATCAATACTGTCAGGTAGATAATGTAACTATAGACGAGGTTTATCTCCCAAAACTTTGGGAAGGCGTGGACGATTCCGAGTTTATTGCGCAGGATATTTATATGAGGTTACCAGAGTTGGAAGATTTGGCAGACCGCAAGATTTATCCTGTTGAAGATATCGAAGGTAAACTGTCTCCAACATTAGACCAGCATGTCCCCGATTCCCTCAAACAACAGAAGAAAGAAACCGCCGGCATAGCATCTTCCGCAATAGAATCTTTCAAAGGAAGCATCCCAATCCGCCTCATAGAATGTTACATGAAATGGATATTAACAGACCCCGTGACAGGCTTAAAGAAACCTACCGAAAGTGTTTTCACAATAGCCTACGAATCTAAAACCTATCTTTCAGGGAAACCTTTGAGCGCGGTCTCACCTATCGGAAAACGTCCATGGGCTATCGGGCAATTTATCCGTCGTACAGGTCTTCCTTACGGGGTCAGTTTAGCGGAATGGATGCGAGGACTTTCCAAGGAACTTGATGCTATACATAATCAGAGGATTGATTCTGGCACGATAACTATTTCCCCATTTGGATTCTACCGTGCGGCAAGTTCTTTCAAACCCGCGGTAGTCCAGCTTGGCCCCGGAGTAATGATACCAGTAGATGATATTAAAGATGTTTATTTCCCTCCATTACCCCACAACCTTAACACAAGTTTTCAAGAGGAGCGTATAGTAATAGAGTATATTGAGAAGTTGACAGCGACTTCATCGTACCAGATGGGTAGAGAGTCTGATGTAGTAAAATCACGTGCTACCGCTACGGGTACGATGGCAATTATCGGGCAAGGTGAACAATCTTTCACGATACTTGGGATGCGGTGTCAAACACTTGTTACTGACCTCCTCACCAATATATTACAGCAGTACCAGATGTGGATGCCGGATGGGTATGCGGACAGGGTTCTTGGGGAAGACGGGGGGGACTTGTTTGGAGAAGGATTGTCCCGGGAAGATATCTATGGACAAATGGATGCTTATATGACCCTTGATGCTACAGCGGGTAATAAAGGAATGGAACGGCAAGCTAACCAAGTCATGGTACAGAAGGCACCCAACCTTATCGCGTTAGCGCAAGACCCGCGCGGTTACGAGATAGTGCGGGAATTCTTATTGGGTATCGGCAAGGTAGATGTTGAGAAATATATCGGGAAGAAACCTGCTGGTAAACCCCAAGGCTTGCTACCCCCGCAACCCGGCGGAGAAGGTGCGGGCAACCAAGAAGGTCAACCCGGAGGCGGCGGTGGAGCACCCCAACAATAAAATAGTTGATAATAATTATACCAAGAAACTTTCAGATGATATTAGTAAGTTCACTGCAAGTGAAGCTTGGCGGCTAGTACAATACAAGTTGCTTGTAGAGTACCCAGCCCGCCAGCAAGAACTTATCAATAAACACGTCAGGGACGACAGTACACACAAAGCGATGTACAATCTCGGCCTTGTAGATGGCGTGAAGATGGCTGTTGAGTTAACCGAGCAACTCAGCAAAGAAATAAGTCAAGGTAAGCTCGATGTTGACGGAGCTTTGACCGTCATTGAAAATAAACAAAGGATGGGAAAATGGTAGTAGAACCTAAAGTAGAAACTGTAATTAAACCTGTAGTTGAGCCAGTAGTAGAGCCAGTGGTACCTGTGGTGGAGCCTGTAGTGGAACCTGCGGTGGAAACTCCCGAAGTATCTCCGAAGGTGGAAATCACTCCCCAAGGTCCGAGTGATCTCCTCACTTCCGCGCCTATTACCGATGCTGAGGGCGAAGCCCGAAGCATCACAGAGGACACTCCAGTAGAAGAACCTTCGGTAGAACCAGAAAAACCCGCAACGATATCCCGTGAACTTGCGGAAAAACGTATTAATAGGATGTATGCTAGGTACAAGGCTGAACAGGATAAGAATCGGGCGGCTCCGGTAGCACCAGTAGCACCAGTAGTGGCACCAAAAATAGATGAATATGGTGACCCTGTAACTCCGGCTACCCCCACATTCACCAAGGCACAAGTCGAGGCTTTATGGGATCAGAAAGAGAAACAGCGACAGTTCCGTGAAAGTGAAGTTACTGTTATACAACGTCATCCTGAAATAATTAGTGATGACGGTGAATACGACCTTAATAGCGAGTTCGTCAAAGCCTACATGGAAATAGGTCGGACTAACCCGCAACTTACCAGTATGGTTAATGGCCCGGAACTTGCCGAGGCTATGGTAGAGAAACAGCTTGGGTTACTCCCAAAGACTAAAGAGACAGCTTATAAAGCCGGGAAGGTAGACGCGGCGAAACAGGCGGCAGTCAGGCAAGGAGCACACACCGGGAAATCTACTGTAGCAGTAAGTGCAGATAAAATCCTTGAATTATCAGATGAAGAAAAAAATGTAGCCGATAAACTACATATTTCTCGTGTAGAATACAGTAACCAACTCAAAGATGTTAAAGCTGGTATAAGAACCGTAAGAGTATAAAATATGAATAAAGTAATAGAACATAAAAGTGATAACAAAAACGTGTTCCCACCGGTACACCCGCAAACCAACCGGCAATTCCGCGGTACCGACTTACCTGACTACAAAGGTACAAAAGGTAACGAATCCCGGTTTGTCCGTTGCAAATTCTGCGGGTCTATCAACGATACCGAACTGCGCCCGAGGGGTGACGGTTGGGGTGGTAACATAACTTATGAAGATAGTGGAGCAACCGTAACTACACTCAAGTACCCCGTTGTTGGTGGTGCAGGGTGTAATTTCTGCGGTTCCTCCGAATATTATTGAGGAGAATGATATGGTCAGTCCCCTAAATTTTATAAATCCATTCCCCCGACATGGGATGAACCGGGCGGCGTTCCAAGGGAACATGAATTGTCCGTATTGTTCTATCGAGGTGGACCCGCAAACTACTCCTATAGGATTCGAATCTTCTGGGAAGCCCAAACTCAGATTCGTGGAGAATGCGGGACCGTTCACAAGAGTGTATAGGTGCAAAAAATGTGGTGGTAAGTTTCGGTATGATATCACCAGTGGTAGCTCGACACCATACGATTCTTTCACACGTGGTCTTAAAAAACCGCGGGTAAACCTGCCCGGGCTGAAATTTTCCGGAGCAGTACGTAACATTGGATAACTAATTAAGTACCATGTAGGTATGAGGCAACCCTCATACTTATATAATCGGGCAATCCCGATGAAAGGAGGAATCCTATGAGATTCCATTACGATTTAGCACACGCCGAACCTGTTATCAAAGAGTTACTTGTTTATGACGGTACATCTTTGGATGCGGGTGAAGCTATGGAAGCCGCGGCAGTTACGGATACTAATGGTGCAGGTGGTGTGAACTCTGCTGATGTCGATGCTCTAATAGACATGGTAGGTATTACACTTGAAGCACCGGCAAACTCCGTTGGTGTTATGGCGACTGGTACGGACTACTACGCGAAATGTATTATCAACCCGCTTGCAGTTTATCTTGCGGAGTACGATACTACTAACGCTGGCACGAACACCGCGGCAGATGCTACTGGACATGACATCACGGATACCGGTATTGATGCTTATCAAGTCGGTGGGTGGACATACGTAAACGGGCCTTCCACGGACACCGGATACGGTAACTTGATGAAAGTCGGCGCACAAACTGGTACCACAATACTTACAGGTGTTACCGGCGCGGATTACGACGATGAACTCAAAGCTACTACAACTGCTTCAACCTACATCCTTATCCGCAGAACGTTCCAAGGCGGAGTTACAGGTGGTTGTATTGACCTGTACACGGGTGCGGCGAAGATTGATGGTAGTATTGATAGTGATGGTGATGCGATATTGCTGGAAAACTTCATCAAACACAAAAGGTTCGGTATGGAACCGCTAAGAACTGCACGACATAGCGGTAAGAACGTCCCCGGTTCCACATTCTACGGTGACGTATATTTTACAGACCATCTGTTACGTGGTGCTTCTACACAGGCGTAATAGTACAACGATAAATAATGAAAGTAGGTGATTGATAATGGCAACTCCTTTGATTAGCGAGAATTTTGGTAAATAAAATTGCCTAGAATAAGTTATGATCAATTCAAAACACAAACATAAAGATAGCGTAATCATAGAAATGTACTTATCAGGTACAAGTGCCAGAAATATTGGCAGGAAATTTGGTATGACTGATAGTACGGTTTCTTATAGATTACATATCAATGGTGTTAAGAAGCGGAGCATTTCGGAGGCATCGAGGGGCACACCAATATCTGAAGAAACAAAAAAAAGAATAAGTGAAACTCGTCTTAAAAATGGTAGTGCACGTGGAAGTAAAAATCCTAATTGGCGTGGAGGTATTCAAACTGATTGGGAAAAACTAAAAAATTCTAATGAATATAAGTTGTGGAGAAAAGCTGTATACGAAAGAGATAATTATACTTGTAGAGCTTGCAATTCCACAAAAAAAAGATTAGAAGCACACCATATTTTACCACGATGTAATTTCAAACATTTAACTTTTGCTATAGATAATGGTATAACTCTTTGTCTCGATTGCCACAAAAAAACGTATTTTAAAGAATACGATTTCGTAGCTTATTTTGAAAAACTCGTAAATTCGGGGAAACCTACGGCTGATATGGTTCTCAGCTATGGCAATCCCGAGCCAAGCCCCAATGCCGGGGAAGGTGTAGAGACTAGACACGGGTCACGAAAGTGAAGGGATAGTCCGACACTCCGTTGAAAAGCGGAGACTACAGATGGATATTTTGGAACCGGGTTTAAAAGCAATCTTCCAAAACACAGTCAAAGAGTTACCCCAAATGGTACCAACCCTGTTTAACATGGGTACAGACAACACGTCCTATGTAAAAACATCAAGTATAGGTGCTATGGGTGATATGCAGGACTTCGACGAAACAGGTGTCATACAGTATGACGATGTTAGTCAAGGTTATGATGTGAAGATAGAGTTCAAACAGTTTGCGTTGGGTTTTCAGATAGCCCGCAAACTTTACGACGACCAGCTCTACAATGTGATTAACAAAGAACCTCGGAAACTTGCGATGTCTGCTATACGTACTCGTGAAGCTCGCGGTGCGTCAATATTCAGCGACGCATTTTCCGGGTCTGGTTCCATCTCAGGTATACTGACACACTCAGAAGGATTATCTCTGTGTAACTCAGCGCATACTTCCAATGGTTCCAGCGGGTACACGAATCAATCTAACACGGGTACAACTGCGTTTTCCGCAACTGCCGTTGAAGCAACACGAAGATTAATGGCGGCTTTCACGGACGACCGTGGTAACATCCAGTCAATCAACCCCGACTTGCTCATAGTTCCTCGTGCGTTGGAATCAAAAGCATACACGTTGATTGCTACTAAAGGTGAGATTGATAGTGCTGAGAACAACGCTAACTTCCATTATGGTAAATACAAACTTGCCGTATGGGACAGATTAGCAAGTTCTACCGACTGGTTTTTCGTTGACAGCGGGCTGATGAAACTTATGCTTGACTGGTACACGAGGATTCCGTTGGAATTTGGGCAGGATATGTCCTTTGATACTATGGTTAGTAAGTTCAGAGCATACGAAAGGTATGGATATGGATTTACGGATTGGCGGTTTATTTTTGGACATGACGTGGCATAGTCCCAATCAGTAAAGACACGGTGGGGGGGACCTGCCTACTAAACGGTCTCCCCCATCAAAACAATTCCGTACTGGTTGTGTAGGCAACTGACGAAAGTTGGTACGGAGAAGGAGAAATATTATGAGTGGAACTAATTTTCCAAATGGTGTTTCCAGTAGAGGTGTCCCGCTTCCAGCAGACAATTCTTTTGCAGGTTGGTGGGGTAGCAATATCTGGTTTGTAGATGGTGACAATGGTAGTGATAGTAATGACGGGAAGAACCCGGATAGTGCTTATGCGAGTGTTGCACAGGCTATATCTGCTTCGGCGGCATACGATACTATTTATGTTCGTCCGCGGGTTCCTGATACGGACGCGTCTGACCCTAAAGTATATGCTGAGAACCAGACTATACCGTATGCTAAACATCACCTTAGTCTGATAAGTACATCGAATACAAGCAGGGTATCGCAATGTGGTGCATGGTTGAAAAGTTCTGCGGCTGGTTACGTAGTAGATGTATACGCATCAGGGTTCAGTCTGGAAAACTTTGCTATACATAATTCTGCAGATGCAAGTGGTACTGGCGGGATATACCTTCGCAGTTTATCCGGGTACACGACAGCGGCGGGTTCCGTAGGTTCCGAGATAGTAAACTGTTTTATCCGGTACGGAGATTCTGGTACAGAGGCAGGTGT